CAATGGAAGAGCTGGGCCAAGGCTGTCAAATTGCGCCGCAAATTGTGGGCGATGTCTCACGCGAAAATGAGTGACGGCGAATCGTTTGCAGTTCTGAAAGGCAATCCTGGCAATCAGCATCCGGTCAAGCTCGACCTGTCGGTGATCGAAACAGAGCAATGCCAGACGCCATACCTTGACGTCGGCATCGAGGGCTACATTGACGGCATTCGATTCGATCAATACGGGAATCCTGTATGGTACGACATATTGCCGTATCACCCTGGGGCTCAGTGGTATCACACACAATGGGAAGCCGAAGAGGTCCCTGCGAATCACGTACTGCATTGGTTTTCCATGCGGCGCGGCGGTCAGCATAGAGGACTGCCCGAGCTGAAGTCTTCGCTCAACTGCGGGGCGTCTTCGCGTCGCTGGCGTGAGGCAACACTTGGCGCTGCGGAATCAGCAGCCGACATTTCCGTGCTGCTGAAAACTCAGATGTCACCGGATGACGGTGCAGACCTTGCGGCACCATTCAGCGCGATCGAATTTCAGAAACGAATGATGGTTGCTCTGCCCATGGGCTGGGACGCCGGGCAAATGAAATCCGAGCACCCGAACGCAACGTACGAAGCGTTTCATCGTGCTCAGGTCAGCGAACAAGGTCGGCCGAAAAACATGCCGCACAATCTCGCGGCTGGTGATTCGTCTGACCATAACTTCGCGTCGGGAAAACTCGATTTCCAGCCGTATTACATGCAGCTTGACGTCGAGCGATCAGACGGTTCTGACCTCGTTCTCGACCCGTTGTTTGCTATGTGGTTCGAGGAAGCATCGCTTCGGTTTGGATGGAATCAGATACCGGGACAGCAGCCGGAACATAGTTTCGATTGGCCATCACATCCAGTCGCTGACGAAGGTGCCAAGGCGGAAGCCAACGCCGTGCGTCTCCGCAGTGGGCAGGCCACGTTGTCGACGATCTACAGCGAGGATGGACTAGACCTAGACGACGAGCTGCCGCAGATGGCCCGTGACTATGGCGTCGACGAATTACAGATGCGGACGATCCTGAAAAACGCAATTTTCAACGATCGCGGCGCGTTGGCGTCGATGGCTCAGGCAGCAAACCAAGCCGCAAACATCAACACCGAAAAGGCTTCGACAAATGCGGAAGCGTAAACGATACACGCCGATCAAGGCATCCGCAAAAAACGAACTCAAACGATTCGTGATGGATGCTGACGTTGAGATTATCGCAGGCTCGGAATCCGCCGACGGCAAGCCATCAATTCCGACGTTCCGCATTGTGGCGTACAGCGGCGGCGAACTGCGAACCGCAGAGTACATCAGTAAATTTGGGATGCCTGTCGTCATCGACCTTGCGGGCATCAGTTACTCGACATCGATCACGGCAAACATGGATCACGACGCAACCAAACGGGTTGGCCATGTGACGGAAAAAATCAACGACGGTCGGCAGTTAATTCTGGCGGGCATCGTATCGGGCACTGGCGACTCGGCGAAAGAAGTCGTCGACAACGCAGCCAGACAATACCCCTGGCAGGCATCAGTTGAGGCAATCCCGACTGGCCCGCTCGAAGAAATCAAGGCCGGGAAATCGGTCACCGTAAACGGTCGGGCCATTGCAGGTCCGGTACTAATTGCTCGCAAGTCGCGTTTGTATGGCGTTGCGTTCTTAGCCCGTGGGGCAGACGAGACGACATCAGTTTCAATCGCGGCGAGTGCCGCAGAACTAAAGGAAATCGACATGAAATTTGAAGAGTGGATCATTGCATTAGGTTTTACCGCCGACGATCTGACACCAGTTCAGACGACCAAGTTGCAGGCAAAATATGACGCTGAGATCACAGATACGGGGTCACCTCCCGACGTCAAGGCTGGCGCGGACAACAGTACAGCATTTGACTTCGATGCGTTGCGAATGGCGTTCGCAAAAGCCGACCTGTCAATTGACGCGGCGGCTTCCGAGTACGCTGGCAAGGTTACAACCGAAGACCTGAACGAGATCAAGGCGGCCGGAATGGTTGCTGTGTCGAAGCTCAAACGATCGGCATTGGATCAAGAGTGGGCACCTACTCGATTCGAAGTTGAGGTAATCAAAGCGGAGTATTCAATGCGTGCCGACTTGCTGACTGTAGGCCGCCCACGCGGGCCAGCAATTCACTCCGGTGACAACACGTACAGCGGCGAAGTCATCGAAGCTGCTGCGTGTACAGTGCTCGGACTGGACGTCGAAAAGACTTACACTCCCGAGGTGCTGGACAAGGCACACAAGAGCTTCCGCAACATCGGCCTGCAGGAAATGTTTATCAGTGCGGCGATGGCGAACGGCTACAGCGGCCGCCAGCGGGTCAACACTGACAACCTGAAAGACGTACTCAGTTATGCGTTGCCGAATTCTCCGATTCATGCGGCGGCGTCAACGACTTCGCTTTCCGGAATCCTGAGCAACATTGCGAACAAAATGTTGCTGGCTGGATTCATGGAAGAGGATCAAACGTGGCGTGAATTTGCGGACGTCAAGAGTGTTTCGGATTTCAAAACTCATACCAGCTATCGCATGTTGGATGAGATGGAATACGAAGAGCTTGGACCGAACGGCGAGATCAAGCACGGTAAGGTCGGCGAAGAAACATTCACGCGATCGGCTGGCACTTTCGCCAAAATGTTCGCGCTGACTCGAACCATGCTGATCAATGACGACATCGGTGCTTTCGATGATCTCCGAACCCGATTGGGGCGTGGGGCGTCGCAAAAATTCCGCAAATTGTTCTGGACGAAATTCATGGACAACTCGGCGTTTTACACTGCCGGGCGAGGAAACTACTTCACCGGTGGAACCACGAATCTTGCTGTCGATGGCGTCGGATTACAGACCGGCATCACGGCTTATCGTAAGCTGAAAAGCGGCGACAAAAAGCAGGTCGGCGTCGGAACTCTTGGGGCTCCTCGCAAATTGCTGGTACCGCCCGAGTTGGAGTTTGTCGCTGAAAAACTGTTTGTCTCGGGCAACCTGAGCACGCTTCAAGACGACAACATCCATCGCAATAAATATCAACCGTACGTCGTCAACGAGCTGTCCGACAGCACATACACCGGCAACTCAGCCACCGCGTGGCATCTGTTCGGGGACATGCTCAGACCGATGGTTGTGTCATTCCTGAACGGTCAGCAGAACCCAACAGTTGAATCTGCAGACGCTGACTTCAACACGCTTGGCGTCCAGTTTCGTGGGTACCACGACTTTGGAGTCGATCAGTCTGAATGGCTGTCCGGAGTCAAGAGCAAAGGCGCGGCATAACGGTGCCGGGTTCGTTCTGTCCGTCTTTTAATTTTCACAAAGGTACACTGTCATGACAATCAATCTATCCACTGAGCGCTACGCCAGTGACGACAAATCGACTTACACGCCAGGCTCGGCGACCACGGCAGGCACTCCGGTGCTGCTGGGCAATGGCCTGGTCGGAATTCCCCCCAACGACATCGCAGCGGCTACGCTCGACGAGCTGGACGTCAACGGATTGTTCCGAGCGTGGGGCATCGCCTCGCAGGCTTGGGCAGTCGGCGACACTGTTGGTTGGGATGCTGACGCTGATCCGCTGAACGGCACGGCAGGCACAGGAGCCTACACCAAGACAGTCGCGAACTGGAATTTTCTAGTTGGTGTCGTCGAGGTGGCCAAGGGCGCGACTGACGAAATGGGCGTCGTCCGGTTGTCTGGATCTCCGAGCCCAATTCCATCGGGTGCCAAACAGGCAATCAGCGGTGCAGGTGCAATCGACGTTGTGAGTTATTTCACAGCGTGGACAACCACCGGAGCACAGGCCGGAACTCTGGCTGACGGAACTCACGTCGGGCAGCTGAAAGAGATACAGCTTATCGTCGACGGCGGCGATGGCACGCTAACGCCCGCGACCTTTGCGGACGGAACGACCATCACTTTTTCCAATGCTGGCGACAACGTGTTGCTGCGGTGGACTCCGGATGGATGGACAACGCTGCGAAGCGTCAACTATGCAACCGGTGCCGGGGCTACTCCTGTAATTGCTTAAGTGTAACCAATGCCATCACGTTTCGAATCACGCTTCCATGATGTCTCCACCCCCAAACTGGAGCGTGAATTCGGCGTGTTGGTACGGTTCGCTCGCGGCGTCTATGCCTCCGCAGAATTCACTGCGAGGCGTAGCGACCGAGTGTACAACGTGGTTGATGGCTACGGGATCGCAATACAGATCACCATGCGTGATTTTGTTTTGCCCGTATCCACAACACTGATTGACAGCGACGCAGTCGAGCCGCGCACTGGCGACCGGATTGTTGAAGGCGACGAAGTGTTTGAGATCCAGCCACCAGATGAACGCAGTCCATCCGTGGAGTTGCTGGCCGGGTCATTTGAATATCTTTGTCATACGAAACGAATTGAATCATGAACGCTGTTCCGGTTTTACTTTCTGACGCTCTAACTACGGTGATCAACACCGCAGTGACGGCTGAGGAATTCGAGACGCTTGGCTTCACGGCCGAGCGATCGTACCCGGACTGGGATGATGATTTCAGCGACCTGAAATCCTTGGCTGTTGATGTCGTTTACGTCTCCAGTGCTGACGCTGCAGGAGACGAAATCGAACTCGATTCGTACGGCACGATCGACACAACGCCAGCCGTCGATATCTCCGTCCGCAAACGGTTCGGCCATGCAGACCGGGCAAGGCCGGGCGCATCGACAGGACGAATAAGCAACACGGCAATCGACCCGCTCGTCCGTTTGGTTGAGCAACTTTACGAAACAATGACTGCCGACCGAATCACGGCAATCGAACTGGCCGCAGGGATCTCTGCGAACTGGATGGAGACATCTGTCAGAACGTATTGCGATTACGGCAGGCTGAGACAAGGCAATTTTCTGGGCGTGATTCGCGTGCGGTTTGACGTGTCGAGGGCCAACGGATGATCGGTTCACGAACGACAACTGAAACACGGTTTGACCGGATCCGAAAAGCGGCAGACAAATCAGTGTTTCGCAACATTCGGCACGCTGCGTTTTCGATTCGGAAATACATTCGCCAGTCGATCAAGCGACAACGGAATTCGTCTGCTGTCGGTGATCCCGTCGCGACTCGCGGCAAAAGAAGCAACGTAAAAAACTCAATTTTCGTCGCTGCAGATAAAGAGACAGCACTGATTGGCCCGCGTCATTCCTTCGTCGGCAAGTCGATGGAACTTCATGAGTTCGGAAAAGCACGCGGCGGACAACGATTCAAAGAGCGGCCAACATCAGGGCCAGCACTCACGGCAAACACAGACCGATTTGCAAACTCATTTGCCGGTTCCATCGGCGAGTAAAAGGAAGAGACGATCATGGCTAAATTAATGGGCTACCAGGGCGGTTTGTTTTACGGAACAAAAGGCTCGGAGGCGACCACCCGAATCAGCGCTCGCGTCGACGTGTCTTACGAAATCAGCGTCGAGACTGGATCGACCACAGCAGCGGGGGCAGGCACCGCCGTCCCTATCAACACCGGCGAGTCGACTGCGCTGACGCCGTCGATCACCTGGAACATGATTGTCGCGGATGACAGCAGTGCAATCGTCGCATTGCTGGCAGCAGCTGCGACAGGCGCTGCAATTGCCATCAAATATGTGCGGGGCAGTGGATTGCTAGGGTTTGACTGTGACTGCGTGTTGAGCGTAACACAGGGCAGCCCGCTGAAAGGCGAAGCGACGATCGATTTCAAAGTTGAGGTCGTGTCCAGCAGTGACCGCGAGCCGATCTTGAACGCATAGTTTCCAGTCCACATCACACACCGCACTGAGGTTATCAGATGGCATCTATCACACACTCACAGACAATCAGCGGGGGCGGAATCATCATCCAGTCACCGCCTGTCGTCCGCACGAACTCCGGGTCAATCGGCCTTGAGGACTCACTGGCAATCGCCAAGGTGGGCACGCTGACGACCCGGACTGATGACAACACTGGCACGCTCACGATGGCTGCCAGTCACGGAATCACTACCGGGCAAATCGTCGACATCTACTGGGCCGGTGGCGTGCAGTACAAGGTGACTGTAGGCACCGTGTCGACCAACAGCGTGCCGATTGATCTCGGCAGCGGTGACGACCTGCCTGCAGCAGATACAGCAATCACGGCAGTTGTCCACAAATCAATCAACCTAGTGATCGACGGCGACAACGCGAAACTGATTGCAGTCGTGGTTGAGACTACGGACACGACGCTGAGAACAGCCGCGCACGTGCAGCTGAACGACGTCGGGGATGCTGAGATCGCGGAACTTGACCTCGTCACAAACGTCC